TCTATTGCATCTTGCATACCTTTGATTTGGCCAACGGAAAATCGATACGAAGGAAAATCGTGAATCTGCCCGCTAATGACATAATTCTCGATTTTATTTTTTTCCTCACGTAGGTTTTCAACTAGTCTTTTTAAAAGCATTTTACAAAACGTCTTTTAATGATTTCTTTTTAAACTTAATTGGTAAACCTTGGGCGGTTGCTTCTTTATGGCGAATCTTAGCTACGCCGCCCATTGCAAACTTTTGACACCCACCTTTATCTTTTTTTGAAGCTCCAGTACGTACACGATCTTCCATTTTTTTGACCGCACCACCTTTCATGTATTCCATCTCACTACCTTCTTTCTTAACTGAGCCGCCTTCCTTATAGGCTCTCATTTTACTTTTATCGGCGCATGACTTTGAGTAATAAACGTCATCTGCTTTGCCTGGATGATTAAGCAATTTTTCAGCTTTCATGCGCATTGCATCAGGTTTGCCTTGATAACCTGCCTTCATATTTTTAGTAATTTCCGTCATTTTGGACTCCTTGTTTAATTAATTCAGTTTGTGATTTTAGTTCCGCCATGTCTTCAACAGATTCGATCTTGGCCTTTTCTCTTTCGAAATCTAATTCTGCTTTTAAGATGTCTGTTTCTGTTTTGAGTTTTGCAATATCCTCAGCAGATTCAATCTTGGCTTTTTCTTTTTCAAAATCTAATTGAGCTTTGAAGATATCTGTTTCTGTTTTTTGACTTGCTATTCTTTCTTTAGCTTCTATTTCAGCTTGTTTTTGCTGGATATCCGCCATTAGCAACGCATTTGGATCAATTGGAGCTTGTTGTTGGTCATTGCCGATACCAGAATCCTCTAATGCTCGTGCAATAGCCATAGCAATAGAATTTTGTATTTGTGGATCTTGAATCTCTTCTAACGGAGGCAATTCTTGACCTAGTAACTGTTGCATTTGTATTAAATATTCAAATGCCTCATGTTCTTTGACATGCGCCATAATTATTGGTTGAAACTCGGGGTGAGTTTGTGCAAATAGCCCATGAGTTAATTTATGAGCTGCATGATCTTGCCAAATAGCAGCTTTTAAAGGTATATCTTTCATAGCGTTTAAGTTTTCGCTAATAGGATCAAGCGGTAAAACTTCTGCTTCTTGTGGTTCTGGTTTTAAAATATTATCTATATCTTGCGCATCTAATCCTTGTGCCTCATAATTCTGTTTCAACACCTCTCTCATATTGTGTAGCTCAGGAGCTTGTTGAGCTGTCCTTAATATAGATTCGGCCTTTAAGATCTTTTGAGTGGTCGAATTTACTGAAGGATCAGAAACGGGAATAATCTTCACTTCTTCTAGAAAATCGTTAGCAGTAATGGTTCTTTGTGAGTTGCCAAAGTTAAACTCTTCTGATTCTAAAGTTTTTCTAAAAAGCTTATCTATCAATTGCAATTCACGAGTCAAAGATACGTGAACTGAACGCAGAACTGATGACTGAATACGATTGTTTGTCTCAAGAAGAGCAATAGTAGTACCGGTGGGGATATCCTCTTTTGATTGAAGCATTCCCATCTCACTTGTAGACCCTAATTCTTTACATTGGGCAACAATCTCTAATCTAAGCTCACGAAGAGCGGCAGAAGGCTCTGAGTATGGCAACGGCATAAAAGCCTCGCCCAATGGAATACCGCCTGTGTCTACTTCTACAAATTGCCCTGGGCCTACAATTAAATCATTGTTCTGGGATTTAAAACCTTTGCTTCTTAATCCGCCGGGCAGATTTTTAAATTGTCCTGCATCTACTAATTGTCTAAGCAATTTTGTTAGAGTGATAGCATTTGAACCGATAAGATGAGCTAGACCTATGCCGTAAACGCCAAAACCCGGCAAATAGTTGTACTGAACGAAGTAATTTTCTCTTTTTTGCTCTGGGTCGTTTTCTTCCCAGTTCTTTCTAATCGACAGTATTTCTTTAGTAATTTTGTCTATTGTAACTATATATGGCAAAGGTATAGCATTGTCTGTTTTATCAACGCTTTCATTGTCAGTAAAATCCTTCAAATTAAGGTATGTATGAACTTCGTATATAGGAAACAATGATTGTTTTGTATAGACACTAATATCAACATCGTCTTTTTTAGGTCCTTTCTCTTCGTCTTCGGGGTTTTCCGAAGTCTTTAAATAAGATAATTCTGCATCTCGATAGATCTTATTCTGCTGATTTAGGATAATATCCCTTTTAGAAAGGTGCAAAATATGAGTTAGTCTGCTCGATTCAAGAATAGAAGTGCAATCGCCATCAATTACAAAATCCTCAGGCCGAATAAAACGACTTAATGGTTTTTTTAATAATTGATCGTAATATACTTTTTTGAAGCCGCTGCCATAAAGGCCTAGATAAAGTAAGAATCTTTCAAAATCAGAGTAGTAAGATTCATCTTGAACAGTTAAGTAATAATTTAGCCAATCTCTATTAGCCTCACCTTTTTTTTCTATTTCTTCACTGCTAACTCCAGTAATTTTAAATCCAGCTGGTCCAGACCCTGGCAAAAGTTCTGCTCTAGTTGTTGCGTAAAAACGAATAAGCGCAGTAGAAAGAGTAGTATCAAACGTTCTAGTAGCACCCTTATAAGGGGCAGCATCCAGATCTTCTAAGGAGAAACCAAGGTATTTTTTGACCTTCTCGACTGAATCCATCCAGTCTTGACGAGCTTCAATATCCTGTTTAATAGAGTCAAGTAATAGAGTAGATAGTTTTTTTCTAGCCTCTTCTGAGAATTTTACAGCAAGATTATCATAAAAAGAGCTTTCTTTATCCTCTGGTGCTGGAGGTGTGCCAATTTCATACACACTCGAGCCATCTTCTAGCTCTTCGACTTTTCTAATATCATCATCGGTAGTTTTCATATATATATGAATAACCTCATGTTTTTCATTGGGTTAACGCCAGCGAATATTTTTGCCTATCAAAACTTCAATATTCGCTGGTGGCTATGCTAGTATGTATATTTAATATCACAGGAGATTATATCACATGTTTGAGATTCTTGAAAAATTTGTAAAACATCTCGCAAAGCTAGATGAATACTATGTTTTAAGGCAAGAAAAAGAGCATATTATTATAGGAACTAAAATAATAATTAAGGAGCATAAGGAATTTTTGGGCAACGTTTTCCAACCAAGAACACAAAATATAGACAAAGAATTGCCAGTTTTCTTTCTTGTGACGATAGCAGCAAAGCCTTCGGAAATTGATAAAATGTTTTTAAAATGTAATTTGCCGCTCTTGAGTATTAATAACAAGAAAGGAATTGCGACCGTAGAAGGCTTAAAAACTTTATTAGATGACTTTGTGAACGACAATTTTGAATATTAATAGTATTCCACTATCTCTTTTGTTGACTCTTGCACTGGCCTTTCGTCTCTAGGATTCTGCAAGAATTGCCCATCTCTCAATTTAGTAAGTGCCTGCGTCATAGTATCCACTAAATCCCTACTTTCGGCGTTAGGAAAAGACGCAGCAGACTCATAAAATTCATCGGCAAAAGGCAGTAATGCATCATATTTTGGCCCTCTAGCAGGCAACCACACTCTTCCACCTTCAATTAAAGGAGTTATGTAGCGCACACGAGCTATTTTGTCACCCTTAGGAATGAATGGGATAGCTCTAATACCTGCTCTATTTAAGTCTTGTATTAATGGATCGCCAGAAGCCTTAGCCTCAATAAGACACAGATTGACTTGTCTACCCTTAAACGCTGGATTTCTTGTTTTACCGCTGTCCCTATAATCAAAGTACATACGTTTAGCCAGTTCCCTAAGTTCAGGGTATTCTATCCTTCCACGCCACATAGATAACAAAATAACATTCTCTATATGATTATTATCATAGAAAACTCCCCATGTAGTACACGCCGAATAAGCAGACATTTCATTCGCCGTAAGTGCCGTGTCCCAACTTTGCAATATAAACTCTATTTGTGGAGGAGTGCTATCTTTCCACCAACAGAACCAATCCTTTTTTATAATTCCACCTTCGGATGGGCTAGGCCTTTGTTGCAATTGACCTGCTATCCTATATTGAGAACCCAAAGAATTTTTTAAACTTTCAAGTCCAGCAACGTCAATTTTTTCAGGCCATAACAACGCCCCCTCTTCCGTTCTAGGATCTTCCCAAATTTTGCCGTTTGTTGATGGCAAAACCACCGTGCTGCTTTTCCTACCAGCTTCATATTCCATAGGAAGTATAAGCTTTGTCCACTCATTTATATCATCATGACTTAATATAAAACCCGTGATATCACGCTCATGTATCCTTTGCTGTACAACAACACGGCAATCATTCTTTCTATCATTTAAACGAGTCGACCATACACCTGTCCACCAATCTACTCTATTTTCTCTATATACATCTGAGATACCATCAGAAGCATTATTGGGATCATCGGCAATAAGCATACTTCCTCCTTCCCCAGTCGTTCCACTCCCAGAAGATGTAGCAATGCGGTATCCTGTTGCGGTGTTATCAAATCTTTTTTTAGTATTTTGATCTCTAAGTAATTGGAATCTATTACCCCAATTTTTTTGATACCAGGGCGATTGAATAAGTGCTCTACATTTTTGGGAATCACGAGAAGTTAAGCTAAAACTGTATGAAGCATATAAAAAACGCTCACCAGGATTGCGTATCCAACACCAGGCGGGGAATGCTATTGATACCAAGGTCGATTTACTGCATCGAGGCGGTAAATTAATCAGCAAGTTCTTAATTTGTCTATTGCTAACTGCTTCTAAATGTTCACAAATAGCTCTAATATGCCAACCGTCTACAAACGGTATATCTCCCTCTATCCATGACCAAGCCTGCTTTAAAAACTCATGTAGTGAGATTTCTGCTAATAATTTGTTGCCTTCATACTCTAATATAGAATGAGATACATTGTCTAATTCAAGACCAGATAATGCTACTTTCCACTCATTTGACAATAATTCACTAGATACTTGATTCATGCAGTGTTTTCTTATAGATCAAAGCGTGTAGCAACAGAGAAATGGTGACCTTTATATTGATTATTCATCAAATTATCATGCTTAACTTTGCCAAAATTTTTCCAACTATATATCAATTCAATATTAAGTTGGGGCTTGACTTGTATACTTGTTCCTAGCATTAATGAATGCGCAAATTTGGTTATCACTTTGCTAGTAGCATGCTCAGTTATCAAAGGAAAGGTATAAGTTTGGTCAGTCGTTGTAGAACTTCCTGATAAAGCATGATTTATTTTTTCCTTTATTCGCACTGCCCCAACTCCTGTACCTACAAAAAATTTAAAACTATTTCTATCTACAAGATCGATAAACCCATTAAGCATTAAAGATTTACCGGAAGTCGTGCGTTTAACAGATTTAGTTCCTGTAGTTACGGTGTCATCGTCACTACAGTTAAACCCAGCTGATTGGTTATTGAAATTAAACTTTAAATGTTCAAACATCAGATCAACTCTAATGTTATTATTAATGTAATAACCAACACCTACCCCTATTGCAGGCGATAGGCTTGATTCGTGGTTTAAATTAAAATTCAGTTCTTCATCAACTGCCTTAATATCAGATACTTTGCTGACTATAGTTATCATTTTTAAATATAACTTGCTTTCCTTTGTCTCTGTAAAAGCTAAGGAATTAAAGCCAACTAGAGTAGTTAGAAAAAATATTAATCCGTTTTTGAACATGATAAGTTACCTAATATATGAACATAACGATATATTTTATCACGTTTTTTTATATTCTCTAAAAAATCTGTTTAGTTATTATCCTCACCTGTTAATGGGACAATATAATAATCCTCATCTTCTGGCTCATTTGCTCTACTTGATAATGCTTTTGTAATGGAGTGTAGTGCAACATGTAGTTCTGCATCTTCTATTAACTCCCTTTCTTCTTGTTGAACTTGCTGCTCTTTAACGATTCTTTCTCTTTCTAAGTTCAGTTCAAAGGCTTCTTGCATTTTAGCAATATTTTGTTGCCTTTCCCTAAGAGCTTCCTCATTTCTGACCGCTCGCTCTTGCTCTTCTCTTAAAGTAGTTTCTTCTTGTATAATCTTTTCTTTTCTCAGCTGTTCTTGTGCCATTCTTTCCTTAGTTGCCGTTTCTTGTTCAAGTCTATAAACTTCATTTTCTCTTATGGAAGTTGTCTGTTTTGCTTTTAAAACTAAGTGTTCTTGAGCGATATAATCCGTCTTCTCTTTTAAAGAGATTTTTTCCTTGGCAATTTTTTCTTGTTCTATTCTTAAAGCTATTCCCTGTTGCTCTACTTGCTCTTTTTCTTTTTGTAACTGTTCGCGTACTATTCTCTCTTTAGTAGCCGATTCCTGTTGCAACCTATAAACTTCATTTTCTCTTATTGTCACTGCTTGTTTTGCTTTTAAAATTAACTGTTCTTGAGCGATACGATCCGCCTTCTCTTTTAAAGCCGCGTTTTCATTTTGTTGGGAATTTGAAGAATTTGTGGCTAGAAGGGTATTTTGCTCGGCTAGTTTCTTCTCAGTGCTGTTTCTTCTATGAGTAAATACTTGATTGATATGCTGAGTTAAAAACTTTTTGCTCATATTAACCTCATTATTAATTAAGTTATCATTTCATTATAACATAATAATGATGGTTTAGAAAATAGATGTTGTTGACGTATACAAACGAATACTTTACAATACACCTGAGTGTTTAATCAAGAGGATCAGATTATGAGCGTTATTACAGCACGTAT